TGGAAGCAAGGTTATTATTAGCCCAACCTTCCCACGTTACGTAGTAAAGCGTGCTATTAATGACACGGTTCGAGCATTAGGCTCATCTATCTTTGCAGTTAAGCAGACAACATTTACATATAATGCAGCAGTTAGTACCTATGAATTAGAGAATTTAAATATTAGAAATATCTTAACAATGCACTGGGAAAGCATTGGTCCATCTAAAGAATGGATTCGTGTTAAAAGATTTGATTTTGATGCACTACCAGAGATTACTACTTGGGGTGCTACATCACAAACAGTAACCATTGGAGATATTATTACTCCTGGTAGAACTGTAAAGGTTGTATATGCAACTGAACCAGCAGCACTATCTACTAACTCAGATGTATTTACAACAACAACTGGATTACCTGAGTCTGTAAGAGACGTGGTAATTCTTGGTGCTGCATATAGATTACTTACCTATCTTGACCCAGCCCGTGCTGCAATGGTTAGCCCACAAGCAGATGAGACAGATTCAAAGCGTCCATTTGGTTCATCTGGAAATGCAACACGACAACTCTTTGCTCTATACACACAGCGCTTGGCCGAGGAAACAAAAGCACAACAGCAACAGTACCCAGCCCGAGTTCACTACAGCCGATAGGAACATAAATGACAACACGCAAATACTCATCCCGTTCGCAACAGACTACATTAACATCAGCCATTACTGCTGGTGCTGTTACTATGGTTGTTGGTTCTGGTACATCACTACTAGGTGGTGCAACAGTAACTGGAACCGAAAGATTTACAGTAGTAATTGACCCAGATACAGCCCTTGAAGAAATTGTAGATGTCAGTGCGGTATCAACTAATACCTTAACCATAGTCCGTGGTATTGAGGTTAGTGGTGTAGGTCAGGCTCACTCTGCTGGTGCAGTAGTTAGGCATATGGCTATTGGCCGTGACTATCGTGAGGCCAACCTACATATTGAAGCAACGGCTGCTTATAATGATGGAACTGCTACCCACGACCTACACGGTATTGCTTCAGATGAAGGTAATGTAGTAGGTACCCTTAAGGCACAAACCCTTACAAATAAAACTTTAACATCTCCTACAATTACTAACCCAACAATTACTTCTGGTGCTGGGGCAGAGTTTACCTCTATTATATTTGAAGGTGCTACTGCAGATGCTTTTGAAACTACCCTTACAGTAACAGACCCTACTCAAGATAATACAATTACTTTACCTAATACAACTGGTACTGTTGTAATTGCAGATGCTTCTCAAACTTTAACTAACAAGACTTTAACTAGCCCTACTATCTCAGGTAGCCCAACCATTACTGGTCTATCTAGTGCAGGTATGTCAGCAACATCTGCTACACCAAAGGATTATGTAGATAGCATTTTAGGTTCAGCAACAGCAGCATCTACTTCGGCTACCTCAGCCGCAGCCAGTGCTACAGCCGCTGCTACCTCCGCTACTAGTGCAGCAGCCAGCGCAACCGCTGCAGCAACTAGTGCTACCTCGGCTGCAGCAAGTGCAACAGCAGCCTCTACAAGCGCCTCTAGCGCCCTTACAAGCCAGACTGCTGCAGCAACCTCAGCCACCTCTGCTGCTGCCTCAGAAACGGCTGCTGCTACTAGCGCTACTTCGGCTGCTGCAAGTGCAACTGCTGCTGCTACCTCAGCCACAAACGCTGCAACTTCAGCATCATCTGCTAGCACCTCAGCATCTTCAGCATTAACTAGCGCCAACTCTGCAAGTACTTCAGCAGCATCGGCTGCTGCTTCTACCTCCGCTGCCGCTGCTTCTGCATCTTCCGCTGCTACATCAGCAAGTGCTGCTGCAACATCTGCTACTAGTGCGGCTACATCTGCTACATCTGCAGCCACTTCGGCTACTAGCGCTGCATCATCTGCAACCCTTGCTTCTCAGTGGGCAACTAAAACTGATGGCACAGTAGATGGTTCTGAATTTTCTGCTAAGTATTATGCCCAACAATCTAACGCTGCTAATGCGGTTAATAAAGTTGATATTAATGCAAAGGGCGATTTAATTGTTGGTAGCGCAAATGATGCCTATGTAATTTTACCAGTTGCTTCAACTTCTGGCTATGTTCTAACAGTTTCATCCGCAACAACTTCAGGTCTAACCTGGTCTGAAGTAGATACAGAATCCATTGAGATTAAAACTCTTATGGGTGTTCTTCTCTAAGAAAGGAATACAGTAACTAATGGCTGTAACATCTAAAGTCCTCTTTCGGGGGGCAGCAACAACAACCAGCACAACACTCTATACAACTCCTGCTACAGCAGTAGCGGTAGTAACTAATGTTGGCGTAACTAATACAACTACATCTGCAGCAACAGCATCAATATTACTTGACGATGTTGCTATACTATCTAGCGTGTCGATTGATGCTAAGACTTCTATCTTTATTGACTTAAAGCAAATAGTAGATGCTAATGACACTATCAAAGGTTCTGCTTCTACAACAGCAGTTAACTTTCATATCAGCGGAGTGGAGATAGCCTAATGACAATTTCACAATTTCCAATACCAGCAGGTGGTATACCTTCTGGCGATACCGCTAGCCGTCCAGGCAGCCCTGTAATTGGCGATACTTATTATAATGGTACCTTAGAACTTCTTGAAATTTATAACGGAATTAATTGGGTGGCAGCATCTGCACCACCAGCAACTCCAACTATTGCAAGTGTAACTGATGTTGGAACTTTTGCTTATGCATCTGGTGGTGCTTTTGATGTGGTATTTACCCCTGGAGTTGGTGGTAGTACAGCAACTCAATATAATGCTTTTACAACATCTGGTGGATTTAGTGGTTCAAGTTCATCTACAACAGTAAGAGTGTCTGGCTTAACACCAGCAACTAGTTTTACGGTTTATGGTAATGCTCAAAACAATTTTGGCACAACAACAAATAGTGCTAATGCTTCAGCAGTAACTGCAACTACAAGACCACAAGCACCAACTATTGGTACTGCATCTACTAGTGGGACAACCACTAATGTTACAGTAACTTGGACATTAGGTGCTACTGGTGGAAAAAATCTTTCTGCTATTACCGTTACTCCATATCTAAATGGAACTACTGCTGGAACAACTCAAAATGCAGCAAATACTTCTGCTACAAGTATGACATTTACTGGCTTAACAATGGGAAGTTCTTATACTTTTAAAGTGTTTACAGTTAATGCAAATGGAAATGGTGCAGAATCTGCTGCTACCAACTCTGTAACAATTCCAGAACTTGTGACTCTTGATATTCTAGTTGTTGCTGGTGGTGCTGGTGGAGGTAGTAGCACCTATGGTGGTGGTGGCGGTGCTGGTGGATATGTTTACTCAACTGGTTACGGAGTATCAAAGTCAACAAATTTTGCTATTGCTGTCGGCGGAGGAGGAAGTGCTCCAGGTAATGCAAGGGGTGGTAATGGTACGGACTCATCTTTTAACACTACTACCTATGTAGCAACTGGCGGTGGCGGTGGTGGTTCTTGGAATCAAAATAGAGATGGTAATAGTGGTGGTTCTGGAGGCGGTGCGTCAGAAAACGGTGGTGCAGGTACTCCTGGTACTGCAACACAAGCCAGTTATAGTGGATTAGGTTTTGGTAATAATGGCGGCCCAATGGCTAACGGTAATGAGATGGGCGGTGGCGGTGGTGCAGGTGCCGCTGGTACAACCAGTGCTGGTGGTGATGGAAAACAAAACTCTATAACTGGAACTTCAATTTACTACGCAGGTGGTGGTGGTGGTAGTTCTAGACAAAGTTCTAGCCGTGCTGGAGGTCAAGGTGGTGGTGGAGAAGGTGGTCAATATACTGGCACTACAACTCCAGGTAATGGAACTGCCAACACAGGAGGTGGCGGTGGTGGTAGAACAAATGAAAGTGGCGCAGGTGGCGGAACGGGTGGTTCAGGTATAATAATTTTTAGATACCTAACTTCCGAAGGAACAATATCAATTGGTGCTGGCTTAACTGGCTCTACCGCAACAGATGGTTCATATAAAGTTTCAACAATTACTGCAGGCAGTGGAAATGTGAGTTGGTCATAATGGCACACTATGCACTTATTAATTCAGACAATATAGTAGTTAAAGTAATTACTGGGGTTGATGAAAATGTAATACAAACTGATTTAGATGGCACTCAAGTTGGTGGCTCAAGTGAGGCTTGGGAGCAATTTTATGCTGCTCAACCTCAATTTGCTGGACTAACTTGTAAACGCACTTCTTACAATGGAAATATTCGTGCAAATTATGCTACGGTTGGTGGAAAATATGATGAATCATTTAATGTATTCTTAGCACCACAACCATTTCCATCTTGGAAATTAGATTACACAACCTATCAATGGGTAGCACCAGTTGTTAAACCAGAAGATACGGAAGAATACTTCTATAAGTGGTCTGAAATAAATAAAGAGTGGATTAAAGTAGCAATACCTGCAGTATAATCTATATCCCTGAGCACGGATTAAAACTGCTCATCTAATCAAATATAAGGGGACTATAATGATAAGACCAAAAGAAACAGTAACCATTGCTTGGTGTGATAATGGTATGGTAGATGGTAAGTTTGCCGAAGGTTTAACCTACGTAATACTTACAGCACCACAAGCAGGCATGCATATTAACAATGCTATGCGTGTGCAAGGCAATCAGATAGGCAGACAAAGACAAGTAGCCTTTGATAAATGGGCTAATGATGTTAAGACAGACTGGATACTATGGGTAGATTCAGACATCTATCTAACTACAGATGTACTTAAGAAGGTATGGGACGCAGCAGATAAAGACCTACGCCCAATAGTTAGTGGTGTTTACTTTATTTCAAAGGAGAATGAGTCCTCAGTTATGAGACCATTCCCTTGTATCTTTAAGAACATATCTGAGTATGAAATCCAGTACATACATCCACTACCTAAAGATAAATTACTAGAGGTTGACTCTGCTGGTATGGGGTTTGTGCTAATGCACAAATCTATTGTGCCAAAATTACGTGCTAAGTATCCTAGCCAGTCTATGTTTGCTGAGCAAGAGGGATTAGGCGACCAGTTTATTGGTGAAGATATTGTTTTCTTCCGCAAGGTAAGGGCTGCTGGCATACCAGTACACGCCCATACAGGTGCGTTAGTAAAGCATATGAAACGATTTAGTTTAGATATAGATTACTACGCACTATATTGGAATATGGTTGCGATGCAAGAACAAGCAGCAAAATTAAAAGAAGAAGCAGAAAAACTAAAACCTAAGGAGTAACGTGGCTGGTCGTGATATAACCGAAGGTCGTGGTTCACCTGTTGCTGATATTGGTAGAGCAATTGCGGTTGATATTGGTATCCTATCTTCAACTTCAACATGGCAAAACTCAGGAGAGTCATACGATGTAGCCCTAGGTGGGCAACCATTCTTCTATGCTATTGCTGATGAACGACCTTACATTAGACAGACTGCTCCGTATCGTAAAGAACAATTTGATAATAACCAAGAGCCAGGTGAGCAATCACTTACAGGTTGGTGGTTAAGAAGCCAATCATCTTTTCATAGTGGTACTGGTATTAAATTTTATGACCCATCTGCTGGTGAAGTAGTAGCCCATAGATTTACTGATTCACAAAATGTAGATGTTTGGACCAAGGGACAGGTAACCCTACTTAAAGATACAGAAAATACACACGTTACTACTGGTCCTGTAGTTGGTACTGACCATCAACATCCTAATCAACACGTTCGTTCTATTCAATGGAGTAATGTAAACGGTGTATTACTACACGATGAATACGATGTAGATAAAATCTATCCAGCAATTACTGTATCTATTACTAATAAGGCTTTGACTACTAACGTGGTAACCCTTACCACATCAGCATCACATGGACTAACTGTTGGTATGGATATAACTATTACTGGGGTAGATGCTACATTTAATGGTACCTACCGTGTTGCAACTGTGCCTACAGCAACTACTTTTACTTATGCTAAAACCTCAGGTGACGTAGTCTCTACTGCTGTATCTCCAGCAGGTACTGGTGTAACTGACCCAGTAATTCATTACATTGATTACCTTGCTGGTACTGATAAAAAAGTATATGCAATTTGCGATGATGGTGTTAATGCCTATTGGATAACTAACAAAACATCAGGCGGTAATCAGCGTCTTACTATGTTTAAGAAACCATTATCTGGAGATTCAATTAGTGGTTCTTCTAACCCTAGCGCATCTGGTGATGTTACCCAGATGTTCCAAGACGGCAACATTGAAATTAAATATGCAGCAATGGAGTTTGTTAAAGACCGTATTGTTCTTTGCGTAAATAATGCAGTGTATGAAGTAACTACATCTGCCACCTCTTTACCTACTGCTATTTATACTAACCCTAATACTAACTACCATTACACATCTGTGTCTGCTTCTGGTCCTGCTATCTATACTGCTGGACACTCAGGTATTTACTCAACTATTCAGAAGTACACGCTATCAACCGCAGGAGTAATGCCTACTCTTACCTCAGCCGTAGTGGCTGCGGAGTTACCTGCTGGTGAGATAGTTGAGAAACTTTATTACTATTTAGGATACATGTGCATAGGCACTAACAAGGGTATGCGTGTAGCAGATATAAATGACCAAGATGGTTCTCTATCTTATGGTCCATTAATATTTGAATCATCACAACCAGTGTATGACTTTGCTGCAAGAGATAGATTTATCTGGGCAGCCTCTGGTATTGGTGCATTAGATGCTGGTCTTATTCGTATTGATTTAGGTAACGAACTTGAAACTTTACGTTTTGCCTATGCTAATGACCTGCAAGTAACACAAGCAACAGAGCATTACACAACAGGTGTTGCATTTCTTGGGGCTACAAATAGACTTACATTCTGTACTGCATATGAGGCTACCAATGGTGCTATCTATCTTGAGTCAGCATCTACTCTTGCCCCAACTGGTTACTTAACTAGTGGTTATATTAGATACGGTACCCTTGAACCTAAGAACTTTAAGCGTCTATTAGCACGTGGTGACTTTACTAAAGGTTCATTAACACTAGCAACTATAGATAAGAATGATGTTCCATATGACCACATTACCTATGAAGCAGGAGTAACTGCTGTTGAGGTAACTACATCTCAGCCTCAAACTGCACAAGAATATGTAGCATATAAATTTACATTTAATCGTGACTCAAGTACTACATCAACTGGTCCTATATTTAAGGGTTATCAGGCCAAGGCTACTATTGCTACGCCTAGACAAAGAAACTTAAAGTTTCCTGTTTATTGCTTTGATATAGAGACAGATAGATACAATGTAATATCTGGCTATGAAGGTTCAGCCTTACAAAGATTACAAATATTAGAAAACATAGAAGAAGGTGGCGATGTTGTTACCTGGCAAGACCTAACTACTGGCGAAACTCGTCAAGTAATTATTGAACAAATCTCATTTACTCGCATGACTCCACCAGACAGAAGGTTTGATGGATTCGGAGGCGTAATTGAAATTACGATTAGGACCGTATAATGAGTAGCGCAGATTGGGCTGGCTTAGCAGTAGCGGTCGCAACAATTGTAGCCAGTTTTGCTGGTTCAATTAGATGGTTAGTAAAACATTATCTATCAGAACTTAAACCTGATGGTAACGGGGGACATAATCTAGAGGGACGCATTACCCGATTGGAAACCCGTGTTGACCAAATTTATATGCTCCTTAGTAATAGGGATTAGTTTACTTTTTATACCAAATCCAGCAAGCGCAGAAGATGTAATAATTAATCTTGATGCTACGACTGCTTATGTAGATGTAGTAGTTCAAGTAGATACAACAACAGCCTATACAATTACTACCACTACTGGACCACGATTTGAAGTGGTTGATTCACAAACAGTAGAGCGTGTGGCTTGGGTAGATTCTTGGATATGGTTATATCGTGGCGTTGCTGATAGCACTACCGTCAACCCTATTAGGGGAGATGATGATAGTAACCATTCTATAAATAATTATTTTGCATCAGCACTTAGCGGAACATTAAACGCTGATACTTATACAATTCGTGCTACATCTTATGACTATGTAGTTGCTGGTCAAAGACCAATAGGAACTTATACTTTAAGCAGTAACTTGATACCACCTAGAGATACCTCTACTGTAGTAGTAGATACAGGTACTGTTGTGGTTGATACCAATACTTCAACAGTTGATGGAACTACAGCAACGGTAGATACCAGTACTCCAGTAGCACCAACCCCTGCTCCTGAGCCTCCTGTTGTAGCACCTGAACCCCCTGCAATTGTTATTCCTCCCCCTGCTGTAGAGCCTGAGCCTCCAGCAGAAGTAGAAGAACCACCCATTGAGGCTGAAGAACCTCCAGTAGAGGCAGAAGAGCCTCCTATAGAGGCTGAGGAACCCCCTGAGGAAGTGGAAGAACCACCTATCCCAGTCGAGGAACCACCTGTAGAGGCTGAAGAGCCACCTATGGAAGAACAAGAGCCACCTGTTGAAGAAGAAGCACCACCTGTAGAAGAAGTTGTACAGGCAAATGAAGTTGAATTAGAAACCCTTGCACCTGAAACACCAGTTCAATTAGACAATGGTGTAGTGCTTGAGGCTGGCACAGTAGTAGCCCTACAGTTATTAGAGAATCCAGCAGAGTTAATCTCAGCAATCTTTGATAACCCAGCAGAGGTGCTTACTGCTCTTTCAAATATAGGTGCTGATATGTCTGAAGAAGAAAGAACAGAATCAGAGAATACAATCATTGCTTCCGTTATTGCTACTCAGGCTGCTGTTAATGCAGTAGCCGTAACTTCCGCTGCTAAAACAGCCACACCTACACCTACAAGTGGAGGTACTAGTGTGCCATCAAATGACAACATTAAGTTATACAAAAGGAGAAAACCTTGAAAGTATTAAAAGATATGGTTCAACAATTATGGACCTTGCTAGGTATGTTTATTGCTTGGGTTGTATTGACTGGCTCTGCAAAGACTGTAGTTGGTTATGCAATCATACTGACTTTAGTAGTTTGGGCAATCACTTATCCATTGCGTAACTCTAACGATGAGTAATGATATTGATTGGGAACACCAAAATAAATTAAGGCAACAATGGCTGATGGATAATCCAGAGGCTGAATATCAAGGTTGGATGTCAATTTAACAATAGATAAGGAAATGAAATGGCCTCGTTAAAAAATGTATTAATGCGTATTGTTGCAGTATTTGCAGCAAGCGGTTTATCTGTGATTGGCGCTGGTGCTATCGCTGGTGTAGATACAATAACAGCAGTAACTGTGGCTGGTCTTACAGCAGTAGCAGCAGTAGTAGAAAAGTTAGCCCGTGCATTTATGGATGATGGCAAATTATCTCTTGATGAAATTAATGCCGCATTTTCAACTGTAGATAAAGGCGCAAAGACTGTTGCTGATACAGAAGTAGAAACTCGTCAGGCTGCAGATAAGCAAGCAAAGATTGACCCTAACTATAACTAATGAAAAAGGGAACAGTTGCTGCAATCCTTGAGGTTGCCAAAAAAGAAGTTGGAACTATCGAAGGTCCAAAGAATAATGAAACCAAGTATGGTGCCTTTACTAAGGCAAACTTTCTACCTTGGTGTGGTTCATTTGTTATGTGGTGTGCTAACCAAGCAGGAGTAAAGGTACCTAATATGGTATCTACTGTGGCTGGTGCTGGTGCATTTAAAAAGATGAACGTTTGGACTGATGCTAAGAATGCTAAGCCAGTACCTGGCGATATTGCTTTCTTTGATTTCCCTGGAGATAACGTAGATAGAATCTCTCACGTTGGTATTGTAATTGAAAACAACGGAGATGGAACTGTTACTTGTATCGAGGGTAATACTGCTGGTAATCCCAAGGGAGACCAGCGTAATGGTGGTGAGGTAGCCGTTAAGACTCGTGGATATATTGCCAATAAGAAAAAGGTAATGGTATCTATTGTAGGTTTTGGTCGCCCCAACTATGTAGGCAATGAAGTTAATGTTGCTATACCAGTATCAGATAAACCAGAATTTCCTGGGACTATTAAACCTGGGGATAGAAGCAATGGCGTAAAGATTGTACAAAAAGCCCTTGCTTTAGTTGCTGATGGAATCTATGGTCCTAAGACCAAGGCTGCTGTGATTAAGTTCCAAGATAATCACGATGTAATTGATTCCAATGGTATCATCGGTCCAAAAACTTGGGCTGAATTAATTAAGTTCCTTTAAGGAGAACCATGATAAATAAAGAAAAAGCAAAACAAATTGCACTCTCATACATTCGTGCCGCTGCTGCCGCAGCAGTTGCATTGTATACAGCAGGGCAACGTGACCCTAAAGTATTAGCAGCAGCATTTGTTGCAGGTTTAGTTGGTCCTATATTAAAAGCATTGGACAAGTCAGCACCAGAGTTTGGGCTTACTAAGTAGTAATAGCAAAACAAAACCCCCCTTCCAGTTTTATCTGGTTGGGGGGTTTTTTTGTTTTCTAAGTAGTCCCCTTCTACTTAGCCAACTCTTGTATTACTTGCAGGATTTTATCTGGTCGTATCAAATAACCCTTTGATGGATTGGGTGGTATGTTACATGTAATTGGGTGTCCATACAAACTTAAGGCATGTTTAAGATGTTCTATTGGTACTATCAATATAGTTCCTTCTAATACAAATGCCCAGTATGCAGCCTTAGTTGCAGATATACCAGACGGATACCACTCTTCATTGTTATGTGACCAGCATACTGTTTCTATATATAAGTTGCCCGTGTTCTTCCATTTAAGGTCTGTCTTAACCTCAATAGTTTTACCATTGGTAAGTAGTTGATTGACTAAGGATTCCCCTTCGTGCCCAACGGACAGGTCTAAATCAAAGTCAGATAGTTTTGACATATTGCTCCAACGGTAATGTATCCATTGATGAGAGATATGTTGCAGGAACATACCAAGATTTTTCATTATACTTAAACATATCTACTTTACATTGACTACCATATAACCAACCAATTGCTTTGTATGGAACTCCTAACCAATCAGGTGCAGTACGTCTGGTCTTATGACGTAATCCATCAGCCATTAATATATAAATAAGAGAATCATTATCTCTATTTGTATATCTTAATTTAGGTTGGTCATTAAATGTATAACGAACTTCACCAAGACCAGGAATATCTAATTCATTTTTCCATTTATTAAAATGAGGAATGAAAGTTGTATTGCCAATTATTCTAGCAAATGCTAATTCACTACCAGCAGCAACAACATGTTGCCATAACTCCCAGAGGTCTCCTTCTGAATAATTTATATTACGAGTAGGGTCACCAAAGTATGGCTTTTGCCTTTGATAACCAACCTCAACTGCAATGGCTTCTTCTTCTGGGGTTAAAGAATATAGTCTATTCATAATTACTATTAAATATAGAAGCAGGAACAACTGTCTTACCAATTATTCCACGTTTACTTCTATGCTTATCCCTTTCTTTTTTAGTAGTACCGCCCCAAATTCCTTCAACTAAATTTTCAATTGCATAGTCAAAACATTGGACTTGTACTGGGCAAGTACTGCATAGTTTTTTAATATAATTAAGATGGGGATAATTACCCTTTTCTTCAGTAAAAAATACTTCTACATCAATACCAGTACATGATGGTATATCTTTCCATGTTGGGTAATCAATCAAGATTAATCACCTTTTGATAACCACACCTAGTACACTTAAGATGCCATAAAGATTTACTTGGGTCTATTACTTTCCACATATAATTAAAACAAAATAAATGACGTAGTCTTTTAATCTTATCCTCCTGTTGAGTAGAAGCCACTTCCTTTAAAATGTACTGGTGTAGAGGACCATATACGAGTCATAAGATTTCCGCAAGAGCCACAGAATGGTGCAGCAGAATCATTTGTTTCTTCTACTTTAGTACATATCTTGCACTCAAAATCATAGTAGGGCATTACATACAATCCATTCCTATATCATCTATTGGTGTGGGTAAGGTTACCAATGAACCACAGTCTACACACTCACCATCTAAAAAGTAAAACGCTATCTCACCAGACTCAAAGGCTACTATTGCTGTAAATAATTGTGAACCACATACACATATATCTCCAATGGGATTACCACGTAGGTCCATAGCATTGCTGTAATCTTTTTTAAATAAATCTTTTATTTCTTTAGGCTCTTGTGTCATCTTCTTCTTCTTCATCTTTAGCCTCTAAGTTATCTGTATCGCTGTAAGTACGCCATCCACCCAATACTCTAATCAAAGAGTTAATTGCACGGCTAACTCTCATACGTGCACCATCAGCGGATGTGTTTAATTCTTTGGCTAAGTCGTTCCACTCATAATTGTCCGTTGTAAATCTTAGTCTTAAAATATTTTGTTTAGCCTCTGCTAACTTGTTGAATGCTTTTTCAATATCTGACCTAAGAACTAGCCAATTGTTTCCGTCTGTTACTTCTCCTGATTTACCAAATTTAAAGTTAAGGTCTTGTATCTTGCTAGGTATCTCATAACTATCTGCCAAAATAGATGGGAGAAATGCTTCGATAACTGATGGGTCGTAATAGTAAAGGTCAACCATATCGTAGCCAAACTTACGGGCTTTTTCTTGCTCACAATATTTAAGAGCAGCATTACGCAATGACTTTGCAATTAGTTTTTCTTTATCTTTGGGTGGTAACTTAGACCACTCTGTATATTTATTTGGATGGGTAACAAACCACATCCATAAAATCTGTTTTATATCTGAAGGTTCAACTATAGAATATTTTCTGGAATACTCCATGCCAAGCGTAGACACAAGCAAATCATACTCTTGTACCCACTCTTGATTCATTTATTTACAATTACCACAATAATTATATACTCGTACATTTTTTATATGTATTGCAAAATTTTTGGAACAACGATAACAAACTACAAGTATAGTTTCTCTGGGTGTATCTACCCAGTAAAATGGATTTCTAATTTTCCACATTGTGGATACCTTCCCATTGTCCTCTTTGTACCAATAGTCCTATTATTGCATAGTTAGCCAGGTCTATAAGGGTATCTTCTATTGATTCAAAATTGGGCGTGGCGTCCTTACCAGCCATGTTATTTAGCCTAGCCAGTTTGTCATACATCCTAACCCTCAGCCCATTCAT